CCACAAAGTCCATGATGCCAATACGATTAGCAGTTGAAGTAAATTGAAGTTTTGGGTCTCCACTAGAACTAGACTCTATAATAATAGTTGAATCTGCTGTAGATGAATTACCAACTTGTAAATTACCTTCTATTATTTCATCATAAGTACCTGACCCATTACCTTGTACGGTTAAGTCCCCCGTAATGGTTACATCGCCTGAAATTTCTCCACCTGCACTTAAATTTTTTGATACATTGTTTGTTATTGACCTAAACATATTATGCCTCTACTAATCTTAAAGTTTTTGTAGCAACGCTAGTTACCTGCTTAAAATGAACTGTAATTGCTGTTGTTGAGCTAGCTTTTAGTCCCAGGGGAACTCGAATGCTCATTAAAGTTTCAGCAGGAATAATAATGTCGTTAGCAGTGGAAATTGTGTCGCTAGTCGACTGGTCAAATCGCATGTAAACATCTGAAGCAGAGTACACCAATATTGTATTTGTGTCTGTAGATAAAGTTTTATATGCGTGAGCTGCGCTAGAAATAGTTAGCGCGCTAGAAACGGTCCAACCAGCAGATACATCTGCATTTAAAGATTCAACCACACTTTTTTGGTGTGACTTGGATGGCAAATAGTTAGCCATAATATTCTCCTTGCTTGTTTGTGCGCCTTACCGCCCGAGAATGGCTGACATGGGCGCATCAATTATTAAATATAGGAGAATTTAAGGAGGAATGTTACAAAAATGTTACACTAAAATAAGGGGATTATTCTTTTATTTCAATTTTTTTAAATATTTCTATAAGCTCTTCTTGCGTTGAATCCATAACAGATTCAACAGTTTTAAGACTTCCATCTTTCCACTTTCCAATCACCAGGGGACCATAGTGTTTTTTATAAATTTCCATTTGTTTAACATTCATATCCCTTATTAAATCTTTATATTCTTCAGTTTCAACAAAAACTTCGCCTGTCATTTTTGATTTTTTTATTAATTTATTTTGCTTTAAAGCGTATTCTTTTCCCAAAGCAGATAATTTAGCTCTGGCTATTTTATCAGCTCTTTGCATACCCTCATCTGTAATTGGCTTAAAAGTATATGCAGTAAACCTAGACAAATCTTGACCTAAGGTAGTTTCTGGCTTTCCTAATTCGGTAGTTCCTTCAATTAAATTTGCTATTGGTCCTCTTGGTCCAAATGTGCTTGGTAATGACATATCCCATAAAAAATTTGTCAATGCTCTATTTTTTTCTTCTGGAGTTGATTGTGAATTATATAATTCAATATATCCCCCATCTTGAGTTGGTATTGTCCCTGTGTACATTGCTGACATAGCCGTAAAAATAGGAGCTACTCCCATATTATTTCTTAATTGAGGCAAGTCTCCATTTATTGCGTTTTCTCCAAATTCAACCCAAAATTCCCAAGGAAGACCGTATTCCATATTTATTACTTGCAACCTTCCTTTTTCGTCTTTAAATGGAGCAAGAAGAAGAGCTTTTGAATTTGCCATTTCCGTACCCATAGCCATTTGCGCTTCCCCCCAGCTTTTCTCATCTATATCAAATTTGTTTAATGAATACTGAGTCCCTAATTCTGTTAAAAGATAAGGCATTAATAATGTCCAAGGTCTTTTAAGCGCAGCTTCGGTTGCTAAAGGCAAAACTTTAGATTGATAAGTAACAAAAGGAACACCATAAAAATGTTCTCTTAAGCCTCGAACAACAGGGCTAACCAAAGAATAGTCCATAACCCATTTTTGAGCATCTATTGTAGCTTCAGAATCAGAAAGACCTTTGTTTTTACCATCTAAATATTTTACAAATTTATAAAATTCATCTACTTTTGAATACCAATTAGCAACTTTACTAAAACCGCTTCTAATTGTTAAATTAAAATCACCAGATGTTCCAAATTCTTTTTCTACTTGACGCATTGATTTTAATATTGATTGTATTTCAGCCTGAGACCATGTTCCACCAAATACCCCATTTTTACCTGCATTAATAAAATCAGGATGATTCGTTGCCATTTTTTTTGCAGCGCTTCCCATAGTTGTTACAATATCCCCATACCCCATTCCTGACATAGAAAGTTGCCAAGGATTTGATAGTATATTTCTCATTACAGTTGGAGGATTAAATGCAACTTTTCCCGTTTTCCACATTGCAGTAGCTGTTTTTTCAAATTTATTAAGGTTATCCAACCAATTTCTATACTCAGAACCTTCTGTAATTTGAAACATAGAAACAATATCGTCGTGAATTGCCCTATTTACCCAAGAACCAGAAAGTGGACCATATCCTTCGTGAATTGGAATTTGTTTAAAATTTTCTGGAGGTTGCCCCATTGTTTCTGCTACTTCTTGCAATTTTGATTCTAACTTATTTATATATTCTGTCATATATGGTTTTTGAGATTCTTCAGCTTTTGGAAGCATTTGTCTATAAATAGATAGCTCATGTTGAAGTTGCCCAATACTCATCATTTTTCCATCTACTTCTGCTCTTGCGGGTTGAAAAACAAATCTTCCATCTTCCGCTAACGACTTAAAAAAATCATATTTAGCTATATCTCCAAATTCTCGAGTCAACCCTACTGTAATTGGAAGTTCTGGAGTTCGTATTTCACCTAATTGCGCTTTCATTTCAGGTGTCATTTCTTTTCTTACATTATTATATACTTTTGAAAGCTTACTTCTACCGCCTAATTGTGGTCCTTTATCAAGCATATATCTTAAATAAATTCGAGTAATATATTGACCCTTTAGTCCGTCGTAAGCTTCTTGAGATAGCTGACCTCTTTTCACAAGCCCTTTTCCTGCTGTATCAAACAGTCTTCTAGTTTTTTGCGTTATTCTTTTTAATTTGGGGTCTTTAATTGAACTTATATCTGCTTCTCCAGTTAAAACTAAATAACTTAAAACTCGGTCTTTTTCTGTATAATTTTTATAACCTGAAACTAATTCTTCTAAATATTTTGTAAGTTTATACTGTTGACCTAAAAACTTATATCTATATTTTAAATATTCGCCTTGCTGTTCTTTTGGTATGTCTGCTAAAGGATTAAATACTTTTCTAATTTCATTTATAACATTTTTTAAACCATCTGCTCCCAAACTCTTTGTTAAAGGTTTTTGTTGCATTGCTGTATATGCAATTACAAGTTGTTCATCTGTTACGTTTTTTCCTGTATAAAAAGCATGCAAAGCATCAATTTCTTCATCGGTCAATGGTTTTCTAGCATCTTTATATTTTTTTCTAGCTCTCAAATAATCAACAACTAAACTTATACCTGGGAAAATGTCAGATTTAGTTTTTTCTAACCCTGATAAATTGTATTTATTTTCTAAAGCATCTGCTAGCTCTTTTGCTTTTCTCATCGATGCTCTTTTTCTTTGAATATTAACTGATTTTGAAGACTCGCCTTTTTGTAAACTTTCCTTAATTTGACTTCGCATGTTTTTAATATTTTCTTTAATCAAATTATATTCTGCTTCTTTTTCTACGGGTAACGGGTCTTTTGTAACTTTACCTTCAGAATCTGCTCTTACAATTTTATCAATTAATTTTAAACGACTAGACTTTTTATCATAAACGCCTATTTTTTTTGCAACCCTAGCTACTTCTTCATAATTATGAATATCCATTTTCATTTTACCTTGAGCATCATAGGATATTTTTAACCCATCAACAATTTTAGGAGGTTTTTGAGATTTTATTTCTGGATTTTTATAAGAATCAATTAAGTTATTTACAATGTCTTCTCTTTTGTTGTTTTTAGAATCATAAACTCCTCTTTCTTTTGCTAGCTCAACTAAAGAATCATAGCGATAGGATTGTTTGTTATTTTTTAAGTTTTCTACAGATTTATTGTATCTATAGCTAGCAGAAGGCTCGTTTACACCTTCTAATAAAGCTTCAATTTTTCTTTTTGATTTTAATTTGTCAATTTTTGGCTTTGGTTTTTGTACTTTTTTCTTAACAGGCTTTTGTTTAATTGGTTTTTTTTGAATTTTTAGGTCGGGAACATCTCTATCTAGGTTTAATTTGCTTTCTATTTTTTCTGGTGCAGGTTCTTCTTTTGGAGTAGGTTCTTTTTTAGATTGTTCTTTTTTATTTAAAGCTATTTCCTCTTTTAGCTCTTTTATATTTTGAAACAATTCCATTTGGTGAGATTTACCCACTTTTGGTTTCACAGGCTCTATTTCTTGACCTTTAGGAACATTTGGATTGTAGTTTCTAGCTCCTTCATTCGCATTTAATGACATTTTTGAAAAATCTGGATTTTTAGCTGCAACTTGTAAAGATTTTAAAATTGCATTATTTTTTGCTTTTGTACTCATTCCAGGCATGAAAGCATCCAAATACTCTCTCATTCCCTCAACTCTTGTTCCGCTAGAAGTCCTATGAAAAGACATTAACATTAATCCGCTAGCAATAGATTGGGCTTGCGCTATTCTTTTTGTTTGGGCTTTTTCTTCATCACTTAACGTTTCAAAGCTTGGGTCATCTTCAGGATTTGGAGTCAGATTGTACCCAATCGCTCCAACAGCAGGATAAGACGCAATTCTTGATAATTTTCCAAACTCTTTCATAGCTCCAGCAGAGCTAAAAAGCGCTGCGTGCCAAGTAGACTCAGGAACTGTTTCTAGTCTTTCAATAATGCTAGCTTCGGTTAAATCAGCACCTAATTGAGTATGCAGGTTAAATCCATAAACATTTGCTAGCGCTCCCTTTGCTATTCTAGTGGCTTTAGGAGATTGTTTTGATGTTTGTTCTAGTATTTTTGATAACGGTTTAATTTTTTTTGCAAGATTTATTGTTCCAACCGTTCCAATTTGACCAACTCTCATGGCTTGACCAAAAGGCAATAACATTCCTAAAAAATTTCCAGCAACATCTGCAATAGCTTCTGGATTGTTTTCAGGAGCTGGAGAAGGTCTTATAGGAGCGTATCCCATTGTTGCAGATTGCCCAGCAGCGTTTATCATTCTTCCTAAAAACTTGTCTTCTGGCGCTGGTGGCTCCATAAAATATTCTGGAAGTTGTATTCCTAGCTCTTTTCTTAAAGCTGGTGCGCTAAAAATAGGACTTGTAATTAACCCTTCAGCCATTTGTCTAGGATTTTCATACATAGATAACATTGGGTTGTTTACAATTAAATCAGGCTTAGTTTCCATAATCCCATATATTTGACGCTCAACATTTGAAACAGCTTCTTGATAAGGGAGTGGTCCAGTATTTTGTTCTGGAAGTGACATTTTATTTTCTACGTTTTTAGCAATTTCAGAAGAAATTAATTGTTCTGGGTCTGAATTTGCTAGGGATTGACCAGAGTCTACAATGGCATCAGAAGTTGGATGAACAGGGTTTCCAGCAGTATCTTCAGTTGCAGGCTCCATCCAAGCACTTGGAATATTATTATCTATGCTTTCATTAATTAAATCTTGTTTGGGTTGCTTATCAATATTTTCTTCTTCAGGAAACAAATCTGAAGCTGTATATTGGCTAGGTTGAGATGCAACTTGATTGTCAACAAGCTCTTTATTATTGTTAATAATATTTTCTTCTTCAGGAAACAAATCTGAAGCTGTATATTGACTAATATTATTAGACATGTTTTATTTTCCCAAATTTCTAAAGTTTTCCATCATAGTTGAAAAGTCCGATTCGTTTCCAAACGCTTTTTCATGCAAAATAAATTTTGGCTTTACTCCAGTTGATACGCTTAAGTCAAATTGCGCTTGAACCTGCTGCCTGATTTCATTTTCACTTCTTTTTGCTAATCCTGGCACAGCATCTTTCATAGCTTTTATTGAAGTATATACCTCAGTGTCTCCTTCAAAATTATTTCGTATCCATTGCGCTTCTTTAGCTAGCATTTCTGGGTATCTTGCCCATTTTTCACCTAGTGCAAAATTATTTTGGTCAGAAAATGCATTATAGATTGGTCTTAGTTCTTTATTTATAAAGTTCTTTAAAGCTATTCTTGTTAGTTTCCTTGTTTTTTCGTCTCTATCATCTTTTTGTAAAGTAAAATTAGCCCATTCAGTATTTAAAACAGGTTTGCCTGTATCAAGCCAAAAATAAACTTCTTTTTTATTGCCATCTTTATCTGTGAAAATTCTTTGGTCAAATTCTCGATTTGAACCATCAGGATAGAATGCTGTTTTTAAATTTTTAGGTCCTTTTAAATTATTGGTAGAAGGAGCTTTTTTTGTAAGATTTGCAAACAAAGAAGGGTCTACTGGTTTTCCTGTGTCTGAGTAAAAATATTGCCCACCTTTCTTTTGTAATAATAAAGATTCACCTTTTTTACCACCAGAAATTTGTTCGTTATTTCCACCTTTAAAATAAAACTCCTCAGTAGTAAGTCCCTGACCACTTGTTTTTGGTGGTTTTTGAACATCTGGAAGAACTCTTTCGCCTAATCTGTTTTGATTTACATAGTATAAATAACCATCTGCTCCTTGTCGAATTTGAGGTTTATTTGCCTGTTGCTCAACTTTATAATACTTTTCACGCTCACCAGATTTATGCGTTAAATATGTGCTTAATAAATCGGTAAGTATATTTGCGTTAAATGTTGGGTCTCTATATGCCATAACTAATTCCTATGAATAATTTTCTCTTTCAAATTGCAAGTTTCTTATTAAATCTTCCAAAGCAAACAAGTCTGTTTGTTGCCTTTGCCCTAAGTTCAATCTTTGTAACTGAGATTGGTAGTCTGTTTCTGCTATCAAATTTTCGCGTTGTCTTTTTAATTTTTCTTGAGCCATTTCCGCGTTAGGGTCAAACATATTTGCAAATCCAGTTTTAGATGCTCGCTCTTCTGATTCTGTTTTTATATTATAAGATTGGTCAAGAAAGTTTTCTAATTCACTAAACTTCTTTCGTTGCAAAGCGTCTTGCTCTAATTTTCCCATTTCTTGATAATATCCAGTAATATTTTGTTCCCTACCTTCAAGGTCAGCAATAGCTTGGTCAATTCTTTGTAATGATTTTTTTGCTTCTTTTGAACCAGAAGTTTCTCCAAATATTCCCCACTTACCTGACGCTGGGTGCCATTTTGCCATATCTATCTCCTTTGACTAAGTTTACTTAAAAGACCAAACCCTAAACCAAGTAAAGGGTTGGCAAGACCAAGTGTGCTAGCTAAACCTAAAGCTCCTCCTGCTGTTTTTGCTACCGCTGAAAGGTCTCCTTTTCCTTTTGCTATATCTTTTATTCCAGAACCAAGACTTAACGCACTTCCAACTCCGCCTAAGGCTTTTCCCGCCATTCCAAGTTTACCAGCGCCTTCCAATGTTCCAGATTCTAAACCAGGGCTTTGTATTGGGGATGCGCTTACTCCAGATGGAGAGGTAGACAAAGAGCCGTCTAACATTCTATTTAGCCTTTCCCTAATCATATTCACTCCTTCTGTATTCTTGCTACCCATTCTTTGCCTTGCTTGCTCCATAGCATCTTGAATAACATTAGGGGATGCTGTATTTCCAGATATTCTTTGAACACCTTCTGGCAATACCCCTTGTACTCCAGCAGTTCCTGTCAAAGCAGGTGCTTTTTCTAAATTTGAATAATCGTCAAATTCTGGCATAGCGCCAAGCTTTTGGTCAGGCAACATTTCAGCTTGAGCCGATGGGATTGCTTGATTTACGCCCTGCCTTAAAGACTTATATTCGGGGCTAGATTGAAGTGCTTCAACATTTAAATTTTTAGCATAATTTCTGCTAAAAGGATTTAATGTTTCCTTTAAACCAATGGCGGGAGATTCTCCGCTAGCAATAGATTGTGCGCCTTGCTCCATATATTTACCAGCAATTCTATCATCTAAGATAAAATCTTTAATATTAAGGTTTGGATTTGCTCTTTTAGCAAGTAAAAAATCCCTTCTTGTTTTAATACCTTCTAAAGCTGTTTTTCCACCGCTTTTAATATTTTTTGCCAGTTGCCTGTCTTCCGTTTGAGCTTTTTGCATTCTTTGTCGTATTTGCTTTAGTAAAAAATCAACGTCAGAGCGTGCTTGTCCAACTCCGCCCTCTCTTAGTTTTAATAGTTCTTGTACTGTTGCCATATTATATCCTTATTTAAAAATCGTTAGTACCGCTTTGTATTCTTAAAGCAGAAGCTCTAACTGTAGCATCTTGAGTATCTTCATTTTGCCATGTTATGCCTTGGTTGGAATCCCAATTCAATACACCAGCAGCTGTAGAGTGTAAATCTTCAACCGCTGTATATTTATCGAAACTACTTGAACTTGTAAAATAAAGATAAAATATTTGTAAATTCTTTTTTGTAGAAGAGCATGTATAATAAACAGTTATTTGCCAAACAGTTCCTAACGCATTGTCATCATTATCTTTATTAACTATACCTATGCTATTATCTTCTTCTATTGTACTTGGATTAAAAAATTGCAAAGTTATTTCTGAACCATCTCCAGCAGTAGCGTTAACAGAAACACCTGAAGAGTTAACTAATATAAATTGAGTAGAAGTAAAGTCGCTAGGAGTTCCTCCGTCTCCTACAAATGTATCTGCAGGTATTCCAGTTCCTGTTACTTTTTGACCTTTTAATATTCTAGTATTAGCATCATGTGTGACTGTAGAGTCACCACTTGTAACATGACAAGTTGTATCCGTTTCCCAAACAACTGTAGTGCTTGTTCTGTATGTCATTGCTCTTACTAAATTATATGTATCTATTTTATCCCATTTTGCATTTGTCGTATTAATAGCAGGGTCACCACTATCTCTATACAAAGTAGCAAAATCTATTCCATATGTTCCATGTATTAATACTCTTTCTTTACTGGTGTGTGGACTTAAGCTAGCTCCAACTCCTATATCTACAGGACCCGTTGCTCTCATTAAAAGACCTGTTGCTGTACCTGCATTGGTGTTTTCAGCTCTTATTCTTATATTATTTAAACTTCTTATATCTACGCCATATGTACTTCCTTTCGCAGCTACATTAGCGCATTCTATTAATATGTCATTGTGGGAATTAGCAGCTCCTTGAGAATCTGTTTTTATATGTATTCCTGTAAAATTAGAATTATTACTATTTGCATTTCTTATTAAAATAGTATTTGAAGCATCATCGTTTCCGCTAGTATCTGCATCTCTTCCATCTGTATGTATAGTAATATTTCCTATAGACCTTAAATCAAAAGTAGCAGAATTATCCCAATCAACATCAGCGGTATCCCAATCACAATTTCCATCTACACTTAATTCATAATTAGTAGAAACCCCCACATCTAAAGTTTGTGCTGTTGTAATATTAATATCATTAGAGCCAGTAGTCGTTAATGAAATAGGATTTGCACCACTTACAGCAAATGCTCCGTCTGCGGTGTCTATTGTTACCTGGTCTAATGTGGTGTGACCGTCTACATCTAAAGCATCTGCTATAGAAGCGTCATCAGTAGATGTAAGCTGTTCGGCTTGTACGGTGCCTGAAGCTGTTACACTTGCAACAGATGTTATGCTTTGACTCCCCATGTTTAAACCGCCTGACATTGCCCTAGTTCCAGATATAAGCAAATATTGAGTATGATGGTCGCTTCCTAAACCAGTTAAAGAACCATGCTGTCCAATTCCACCAGAAACACTTTGTCTATTACTTATAGGTGTTCTTGTTTGTGGCATTTCTCCGCTAGAAGACACAGCAACCCATTCGTTATTTGTTTTTAAATATTGAACAACTCCAGAGCCTTTTACGTTTCTATAAGCCACATCTCCTTCATTTCCTTCCCTTGAATTAGGAACACCAGAACCAAGAGTCGGCTGATTTGACTTTTGGTGTAATAATTTTCTCTCTTCTCTAGTTAATGCCATTATTTAATACTTTTCATTCTATAAACAATAGTTATGTCATTTATTTTAAAACCGCCACCTACGCTAGATTCTCCAAATAATAATTGTATTGAATAACAATTATTTGCATCTGAACCAAATTTATATTCTGCCTGAGTCCATTCTGGTTGACTATTAGCAAAAGCAGTAACAGCAGTAAGGGCATTAGTTGGGGTTGTATCTCCGTTAACCCCGTACCTAAGAGTTGGTACAGAACCAGAATCTGAGGTATAAGATATATAAACTTTATAAACTTTTTTCCTTACCGACGGTTGACCGAAGTCAATATCTTTTGTAACATATTTTACTATACCTGTACTGGGCGGCGATGTATTCCATGTCATAACATCAGCATCGTTATTTGTTAAATAAAACAATTCCCTGTTTGAATTATTAACAAGATTTGTAACTCCAACGCCACCAACTCCATAAGCTGTACCTCCAGACCTAGTCCAAGCTTGAATTACAAAGTCATAAACTAAAACATCTGTATTCTCATTTCTTATTAGAATTTGTTTGCTTTGAGGTATATGCCCTATGTGAGCAGAACTCATATCTAAATCATCTGCACCGCCATCTTCTGCATCCGTTACAAATGCTTCCCAATAAGACTCACTTAAAAGTCTTCTGCCTTGTTTTTCTAATAAATTAATTACTTCTTTACCTGTATATAAATATGCCCCAAGTTTATTAAACCAAGCTATTCCAAAATCAGTTTTGACAACATGGTAATCAAAGGCAACACCCTTTCCTTCAACAGTTTCTTCTAAAAAATCTACAGTCTCAGCAACATTAATTATATAAAGAGTTTTTTCCTTAAACTGTAATATTCTATCAGCAAAAGTTTCTAGCTTAACAATGCTTTCTCCGTCATTCACAACAACATCTATAGCTCCTATTTTGTCTGGAAAAACATCAAATTTATTAATTTGGCTTTTAATAATTCTGTCGGGATAGTTTTTTCCATCTTGCCTTATATTGCCGATGTATGTTCTTCTGCCCTGAACAACTGCTGTTTTAAATTTTGCTTCAATAGACTTTACAGAACCACTATATCCATTTACAGTTTTAAATGTATCTATAAAATTAGCAGATAAAGGAGTTATTCCTTTTACAATAACGCATGTTTTATAAAATGTTTCTCCAGTAGGCGTTCCATCGCCAGTTACATTTGCCATAGAATATGCTAATGTATCGCCTTCAGGAAACCACTTAAAACCTTTTTCAATAAAATCAAGTTCTCCTATTAAATAAAAATCATCATTTTCTTCTAGTTTATAGTAAAGCCTAGAGCCAACAATTCTTTTACTTAAAGTATATACAGGAGAGCCAGCGCTATTATATGGATTTATATAAGAATCAAAATTAAGTAATACAGAATCTCCAGCAATATTTAATTTATTAACATTACCTGAACCAGTATCTGTAAATTTAAAAGGAAGAGATTCTTGTTTTTCTTCGTCGTATAAATAAGAATGATAAAACTCATATATTCCAGGTTGGAAACCATCAACAGAAGAATTTTTTGCTAACACTGGTCCACTTAACCAAAAAGTTGGACTAGCAGAACTACCATCTGCATCAACAGCTATCAGAACCCACCTAGTAAGTGTATCGCCAAAAGTATATTCTCCACCAGTTGAGTTATTTACTGAGCAAACAAGAAAATTCCAAGCATCAGGAACCAATTCTTCTTTTGTAAATCTATATTTAGCAGCAACATTATCTCCACCATCGCTATCTGTTGTATGACAAACTATGTTTACTCTTTTAAAATCTGCATATTCAGAAGCTGTTATATAAAATCCCATTACAAAACTTTGTTCTTCATTTATTGAAAACTCTTGCCCTGTATCTTTAACTGTTGATTTTGGTTGAGTTGCAGATGAAGTTGCCTTTACATTAACCCCTGCTATTAATGGGTAATATGTAGTCTCAGTTGTAAGACCTACATAAGTTCCAACCCAGTCGCCATGAGCGTTTGGTAAAAGTTCATTATATTGTAAACCGACTCTTAAATTAACACTTTGAACATCAGCTACATCCTCTCCGCTTGCGTCTGCTACGTTGCCAATATATTCAGATGCACTAGAATTAACTCCATCGCTATCGCTACCTGCGAATGGAGTAGATATTAAACAATTACCAACCGTAGGAGATTGGATTGCTTGATTTGCTTGAGTCCATGCAAGTGCAGTTGAATCTGCGTTTAAACCATTAAATAATCTATAATTTATATATCCAAACCATTTATTATTAATTGCGTCATCAAATTCTCCATCGCCTATTCTTAAATTACCGTCACCTACATAAAAAACAGGCAAATCGCTATCAAAAGCTGTTATTTGGTTAGCGTTCCACCCATCGCTATCCCTTATGTCCATAGCGCTTTCACTGTCATCGTAGGCAACAATAAATGTTTCACTACTACTTGAGCCGTCTATTTTTTTATCAGAGTGCATTGTAAATAGACCCCTATTTGGCAATATTTGCAATGTATGACTTGTGCTAGTGTCTCTATCAAATTGACCCAAGATTTCTAGTCTTCCTATGTTGCTTATATTGACGCCAGTTAAATCAAGGGATTCTTTTTCATCCATGTCTCTAGGGTCTGCATTTGTGTTTAGACCGCCATGAAACATTTCAATTTTGTATGTTTGCTTTGCCATTACTCGCTTTGATTCATAAATGGAGCTAGCGCACTGTTATACTCTCCTAGCAACTCTTGATATTGCGCTCGATGCAATGCAACAATTTCAGGGTCTTCATCTTCGTTAAAATAAGTAATTTGTCTTTGTTTTAGTCTTGAGCTAGCACCAAGAACTAGCGCATGTTCTAGCTCATCTGGAAATTTAGAGACCGAAATGTCTCCATGCTCAATCGTCGGATTATCCATTGCGTAATACCTACATGGATTTCCTGCTGCGGGTTCAGGATAAACATAAATATCATTATCATCAAAAGTCCATCTTGGAGATTCATCTGAAGCATAAAAAATGCTATGAGGATTTTGAATTTTTCCCTGTAAAGAAGCATCCGCAAAAACACAAGATAAATACAAGCTAGAAGTGTCGTCATCTTCTCTTCTTTCCACTAATAATACTCTGGAATTTTCAAGATTACTAGCGATTGGATTGGAAGTAACGTTTGATGATTTTGTTGCAAATTGAATTAAAAAATCTGGTCTTACTTTATTTATTATTTCTTTTGCAGTATCTTGTAAAGCGTCTTGTATAGCTTGTTGATTTGCAGAAGCATCATCAGAGCCTACACTTGCGGTAGCCCCAATTATATCCTCAATTCTTTCTTGAAACGTAGCCATTAATCATCCGCTCCTGTAAGGTTGTCAATAGAGCCATTTCTTGTGGTTACAAATGCCTGCATAGGGTTTGGAACCATATGGGGCATAGGTTCTTTAGCTCGCGAAGTATCAATGTATTCTTGTTCTAGCTTTTTTGCTAATCCCATATGCCCGCTACCAACTTGAAGGTTCCCTCCAAGATTTAAAAAATGACCTAATGTATTATGAATTGCTGCTGGAATTAATTGTTCGGGTAAATCTACTCTGCTAGCTATACTAGCTTTAGGCTCTGGCTTTGCATAATAATATACTTTTAATGTATTTCCAGAGTCAGGATTCTTTGTTAAATACAGCTTATATGTGTCTTCTTGCCAAAATCCACCGCTAGAATATGCAGTTGTTCCGCTAGAAGAATCTACTGCCACAGAAAAACTGTTGGCGTCTACTTTAGTAATCGCAAGTCTTTTACTATTCAAGTGAGATACCTTACTTGCTGTTGTATAGTGACCTTTTATTTCGCTAAAAATAACATAATCACCTGTTTCTAATCCGTGAGAGGCTGAAGTTACCACACTTGGAGATGCGCTTGTAACTCCTGTTATAGAGCCTGTTGAGGTATCTGTTTTTATATAATAACCTATTTTAGAAACATCGTCATCCTCAACGTTAGATATAATTGCAGATTCATCCACAAAAGGAACATC